GCCACACCGCTGGCACTGAGGCCATTGGCACTGGCCGAGAGGCTCACCGTGCTGCCAACGCTGTTGGTGGCGATGCTGTCGCCATCGGCCTGGCGATTGCTCAGCCAGGTGTCAAAGATGTTTTTGAACTGCCCCAGCTGCGTGTTGTTCAGCAGCCCCGCCACGGTCCACTGCCGTGCGGCGAGGCCATTGCGCACGTCGTCCGCTTCGTAGCCAAAGGGCTGTGCGGTAAGCGTGCTGATGGTGAGGCCGTTAATCGTGACACTCATCTCAGCTGCGTCCGCTCGCCTTCACGCTTGCACTTGAGTTGCCCCCGCAACCGCCGCCGGAGTTGTTGACGGTGACGTTCACTGTGGGTGGCTTGGCGGTGTTGGTAGCGATGGTGGAGAGGTAGGTGTTCATCTGACTGAACTGCTGACTGCCGTCGATGGTGGTGGTCACCTGGGCCTGGAAGGCAGTGGCCAGATCACCGCGCGCCTGCGAGGCACCCTGCAGCTCCTGCTTGAACTGCCCAGCCGCGACAGAGGCCGCAGAGGAGTATTGGACGGTGTTCTGCAGCTGGCGGTTGACATCGGCTTGGATCTGCGCGCGCTGCTGATCGGTGCCGTAGGCCTCCAGGCTGTTTAGGGCGACGAGGCGCTCATTGGAGAGGCGCTCAGCGGCGGCGGCCTTCTGCTCTTGGAACAGCTGAGAGCGCAGTCCACCAAGGCGTAGCTCTTGGCTGTAGGCGTCTTGGGCAATGCCCACCAGCTGATTGGCCAGCTCCAGTTCTTTCTGCGCTTCTGGGCCACCGCTGAGGGCCTTTTGTTGCGCCTTGATCTGCTCAATCTGAGCCTCCACCACAGCGCGCTGCGCTGCAGCAGCAGACTTCTGCCGCTCAAACTCCAGGCTGGCTTCTTGGCTGGCTAGCTCCGAGCGCAGGCCATCACCTTTGATCTTGAACTCGGTGATGGTTTGATCAAGCTTGGCCTTGCCGTAGACCTGCTGCAGCCGCGCCCGCTCTTCATCGCTGCCAGCCAGCGCCTGCGCCTGCTGCAGCTCTTGATCCAGGAGGGTCTTGACGGTGTTGGAGCGATTGAGGGCGGCATCGCTGCGCACCTTCTCAATCTGACCAACGAGGTTGTATTCCTGCGCGTAGAAGCCAAGGCGCTGCTCACTCGTTTTAAGCGAGGCCAGGTCTGTATTCAGGCTGGCCGATTGCTGATTGAGAATGGCTTGCCGCAACCCTCGCTCTTGCTCAAGCTGTTGACCAGCTGCGGCATTGGCTGCCTGCAGTTCACCAGCAACGTCTTTGTATTTCTTGCGAAACTCCTCAGCCAATCCAGGTAACCTGGCCAAGACGGCTTCAAACTCTTTGGGACTAGCAAAAGCAATGTTTCCGATACCCTCTAACTTGACGGCATCGGTAAACAGCGCACGCGCTTGCTTGGCAGTCAGGTTGAACTCCTGCTGCAGGTTTTGAAGCGCTACAACAGCCTCCACACCTTGCTCCGGGATAGAGCCAAACAGATTGCCGAGCAATCCACCGCCCAAGCCAAGCTTATTGGCATCAGCAACAATCTTGACCCCTTTCAGGGCCTCGGTTAATTGCTTGACAAGGTTGATAACGTCAGGCAGAACTGTTTGACCAAAAGCAACCTGCAGCTCTTCCCAAGCGTTCTGCAGTTTCTGAAACTGTTGGGCGCTAGTCTCAAGACCACCAGCACCTTTTGTTAGTTCATTAAGGCCTTTGGTTAGTGCCGGGAAGAACTCGCTAGCCGTCAGCTTGCCCGATTCAACAAGACCGATCAGTTCACGCTGATTGATCTGCAAACCATTGGCCGCAGCGGTCAGCGCAATGGGCAAGCGTTCACCCAACTGCCCCCGCAGTTCCTCCATCGAGACCGTGCCTTTGGAGGCGATCTGCTGCAACGCCTGAAAGGAGCCATTCAGCGCGTCATTGCTGAGGCCCAGTGCTTGGCCAGCCTTGGCAACAGCGGCAAAGAGATCTTTCTGCTGTTGCAACGGCACACCGGCCGCGCTAGCCGCAGCCGTGAAAGTGCCAAATCCGTCAGCCAAGGTCTTGAACGACAGGCCAAGCTGATCCGACAGCTGACGCGTGAAGTTCAGGGCTCCTGCAGCACCACTGGGGCCGAGGGTGTTTTCAAGCTTCTTGGTGATGCTCTCTAGCTCTACTGCCGCATCCACTGCACTTTTGATGGCAGTAGCAACGCCAGCAAAGCTGACACCAATGCCAGCTGCTGCGGCTAAGCCGCCAAGCCCTTGACCAAGCGATGCGCCAATGCCACCGCCTTGGGCAGCTTCTGCCTTGGTGCGCTCACTGGTGGCCTTACGGATCTCAGCGGCCAGTTCCTTGTATTTCTGGCTGCCGATCTCAACCAGCCGGATCTCTTCCTTGAGGCTGTTGATCCTGATGTCCAGCGCTGCCAGCGTGCCCTTATTGGCACTGAGCGCTGACTGAATACCGGTGCCGGCCTGCTTGGCCTGCTGCAGCACCTGCCCTAAACCTTGACGGAACCCGGCCAGGTTCAGGTCAATGTCAAAGACTGCACGGCCGAGCGATTCCGCCACGCTTGCTAACCCTGTGCTTTGAAGTTGCCCCTCAGCGCAGCAGCTTTTGCAACGTGGTCAGCGGCGGGAGCTTGACCAGCGCAGGGGTGATCCAATCACGCGGTGGCATCTGATTACCGGCCTTGGTGCGGTAGCCCTTCAACACATAGATTGAATAGTCAACGTTCCAGCTGTAGCGGTAGGCATAGGGGCCAGGCTGACTGCGGCCAATGCTTTGACGCAGAGCACCGCTGTCAATGATGTCGCGGGGGCTGCCGACACTTTCGCGGCCTTTGCCTTTGCGGTTGTAGCTGCCGCGTGTGGTCTTGTAGGTGGTGGGCCAGCTGAATTGTTTGGTGCTGATCTCTTTGGTGAACTGCGCTTCCAGCAGCTGGCTGTAGCGCTCCCAGGCACGCTCTAGGCGCTCTTCAATCAGCCGGCCGTCCACCTCAATGCGCATGGCTCACTCTTGGCGCACTGCATCTAGGACGACGACATGACCAAGGGCGCTTTCCAAGATGCTGCCAATACCACCCCGGCCGTAAGCGCTGCGGGCTGCCACCAGCGTCACGTCAAAGGTGCTGCCGTCGTCGATCTCCAGCGTGCCGGTCATGCCTTCCAGCACCGCATCATCCAGCAGCTGCGGATCGGTGGCATACCCCTCAAAGCGTGAGGTGCGCACATCCACGCCAGCGAAGTTCTGGCCGATGGTGGCGCCGATTTCTTTAACAAAGACCCGGTAAGCCTGCGCGGTGGTGTTGGCGACCACGTTGCCGGTTGCCGGGTCTGTTGTGGTGCCCGCTGCGGGGAGCTGAACAGTCAACTCCCCATTGCTGTAGGCATCAAGCGGGCTGGCCATCAGTTCGCTCAGGGAGCAGGTGCAGTTGCAGGGGTATGGGACAGGCTGCCGTAGCCCTGCATCGTGAATGACACCGTGCTGATACCACCGGCCTCAATCGACTCCGAGAAGTCGGTGATGATGCCGATACCAGCGTGAACCTCAACAGAGTCCACCGAACCACCTTGGTCAGGAGATTCCCGATACCACTTCACGTATTGACCGGTGGGAGCATCAGCAGCAGCGGCCTTCAAGAGGAGATAGCCATCATCCAGGGTGTCTAGATTCATGGCCATAGGCAGGCTGTAGCTCTGCGATGTGGCCACAGCTTTTTGATAGCCACCAGTGGTGCCGTAGTCGGTCACCGTTTGGGTTTCGGTGGTGCCTTCAATACCGGCATTTGTGAGATTGAGGATCTCGGTTAGGCCGGTGCTGCTGGTGGGGTGGGCGTCATCAGCAGTGGTGGCGTTGGCCATCCAGAGCCGATAGCCAATGGCGCTATAGAAGGCCAAGACGATGCTCCTGAAGCGGTCTGCCTGAAATTGCCTCTCAGGAGCGCAGCAGCTCCGCCTGCCCGCCTTGCTTGGCGTAGAGGTTGGAGAAGCGCCCGTCGTAGCCGATGGCCAACGACAGCTGCTCACGCCAGTAGGCCTGCTGGGTGCGGATGCCAGCGAGCTTGGCCTCGGGATTGCCGGGCTGCCACTCCAGCACATCGGCGCGGATCAGGCCCAGGTCTTCGGAGGCCTTGCTCTCAAAGCTGGCTTCGAGGGTGTTGAGCTTGCCAATGGCGGTCTGGCTGGTGGTGATCGACGCCGCTGAGGCCTCACCCATGAGCACATCAAGGTGATCAAGGGCGATGGTGGTGGCCGGGATGGCGAGATGCCGGCGGATTGCTTCGCGGTCAGTGGAAACCCAGGCCATGGCGGGTGCTTTTGCTTAGGTTGCCCCTTCTTTGAGGCGTGGCGGACTCCACAGCGCTTCAGGTGCGCGCTCTTGACCGAGCGCCTTCTCAAACGGCGTGGGTCCACTGATGGGTTTCTTGCCGGCGGCTTCCAGATCGGCGAGCACATCAGCGCGGCTCTTGGCTTCGGCCTGCGGATCCACCAGGCCCAGCTCCACCCATTGCGGATCCCATGGCGTAACGGTGCAGCGGCAATTCGGGTGCGCTGGCGCCACCACGTCGCCGAGCTTGTAGACCTTGCCGTGCCGTGGGGCGCAGTAACCGCAGGTG